CATCATCTTTAATACTTCTCCCGCTATTAACGTTATTAGTTTGATTCTGATTGACAACCCCATCTCCTGTTAACTCTTCCTCCTCTTCTCCTCCTCCAAACCAGTTCATGGGATTCATCCAACTAGTATTACCACTCTTATATAAATCTTGTCCCCCATAAGGGTTATCTGCCATATTCTGTCCTGAAGTAAAGTAATTCGGGTCGTATGCCATTAAAATCTCCAATTAAAGCCTAGTTTAGCACCATCACTCTTCTTTTTAAGAGTCATATCAAATCTTTCGTTAGGCTGGAACTTGATTTGCTGCTTTAAAATATCTAATTTTGTACTATCTGGCAATAACTTAGCAAAAAACGGATTGATATGTTTGTCTAATAGTGATTTACCTAGTAAACCCTTGAATAAAAGACTGGGGTCTTCCTCTAAAGACCTTACTTGCTTCTTTAGTTTATCACGTTTCTGTACGCCTTTAAAGAGCATTTCAGCCCAAACTGGGCTTTTAGGCTTCTCTAAGCTAAAATCGTCTCTATTTGATGTATAATCTGCCATATTACAGCTATAATTTAATGCCAAACACATATATAATCCAAATAAAAGATTTATTAGCTATGTATACACATAGGTTATACCTATACTTCCACAGAGGTTATACCTATTAAGCTATTGTTTGTCTTTAGGTATTAATCTAGCTTATACCTACGCTTATACCTATAGGTATATACCTATATAAAAATACACAAAAAAATATATTTTGCAAGCCTTTTTTTAACTCTCGAGGAGAAATAACCCCTTTTTGAAAAAATAGGTTGAGAATGCGTGTACGTGATATACTACAAGCGGTACCCCATTATTTTCTAGCCCTATGCCCCCTTTGCTTCGTTGAAAACAATGACCTCAATTAAACTTCGTTCCTCAGTTTAATCTCGGCGACTGTTAACATAACAATATTAATTTAAACAAGGAGTAAGTTATGTGGAACAAACTATTCGATTACTTAAATGGTAAA